TAGTGACATTGTAGCTTTCTCGGTAGCTGGGGTCTTCTTTTTTCATTGCGAAAAAGAGGGCCATCAGGTTTTTTGCCGCGATGTGTTCGTCCAGCTCACCCCGTAACCACAGCCAATACGCATCTTTGCCTTGTTCCTGCACCGCTCGTATTTCGCTGGCGAGATGAGGCTGGCGGACCATCAGCCGATACCATGAGCCCTTGTCGATCTCGAGTATTTTTAGCGCCAGATACGTACTACCCGTCATCCGTACCGCCTCTTTGACCTGGTCGTACATGATCATCGAGTACTCGGTCGGGGGATTTGGTGACGGGGTCCGCGCGCGTGGTTTCGACTTGCGCTCGGTCACCGGATCGACTCCGACGATACGAAGCGCAACAACACATTCACGATCGCCAGTGCATACGCGATTTGGGGTGCAATTTCCTGCACCTCGGGCCAGGCTGCCACCGTGGCGAGGATCATCGCGGCCAGGGTCAGCGCGTTAATCCATACGGTTTTGCTGCGGTACCATCGTTTCATGTTACGCTCCTAACTGCTGGCGAATCCACAACAGAATTACAGCCCACACCACGGTCATAATCAGCGCCCCGGCGTATACCTGTTTCTCGATGTTGGCGATTCGCTTTTCGAACTCCTTGAAATTCGCGTCACCGTTCTCGAGTCGGGACAGTACCGCGTCGAGTTTGGTTTCCACCCGGGCCAGTTTAGTCTCTAGTGATTCTGTCATCGTCATCCCTGGTACGCTCGGAATTCGGTTCGGATGGTGTCCATATTGATCGCGGACCCGGGGCACGTTTTGCGCGCCGCTGGGTATTCGCGGTGACCCTTCAGTGTGGCACCCGACACCACAATCCCGCGCCATTTCATCAGCTCCAGGGTCGTCGCTCGTACCATGGTGTGCAGGTCATCGGGCCAGGGTCGAACATCGTAGTCACCGACCACCTCGATACCCCACATCGACGCGTTCCCCTTTAGGTCGCTGCAATGGATGCCGGGGAGGTTCAGCGGGCACATTTGCCAGATGCCGTCGTTCTCGACCCGAGGCGAACCGGTGACGATGAACAGGTGCGGACCGCCACGCCAGCCCATCGCCTCGTATCGGCTCGACATCGCGTTCATCGTGCGGGCCCCGTGCCACTGGGTCGGGATCGGTCGCCAGGTGTGGTGGAGGACGACGCCACGAGCCCACGGTGCGACCCCTGGGTCGTGTTTGGCCAGGTGCGCCCGGAACTCGTCGACAGTCCGCCACTGCATCAGCGCGTACGCGTACGTCACGATCGCGTACCTTGCCAGCGTGATATTTTGTTCATGAATGAGGTTCCGTTTTTGCGGTTAACGATGAAGTACAACTCATTGCCGATGACGGTGATGTTGCCGTGCGCGTCGTTGTAGAACTGAATGAGTTCCCACGGCACAGTGAGTGACTTGCGGTACCAAAGATGTATACCGAATTGCTTGTCGGGGACACCGTGCCCGCTCATCGACGTTGCGAACCACTGGCCAGCCTTGTCGACCTGGACGAACGTCTGAGTCGCCGTATAGGTGCCGCCGGGGATGTTTAGTTCGACCGGGTTCGGGATGGGTGGCATTACGTTGGTCATTCGTCGTTCTCCTCTGTTTTCATTATCGCATTGCCGTCAAGTGAACACGACCACCACGCCAGACGCCGCCGTGCGATGTCGACGTATTCCGGGGTGATGTCGATGCCGATGAACTGCATACCCTCAACCATCGCCGCGCACCCCGTCGACCCTGAGCCCATGAACGGGTCGAGGACGACGGCACCACGCGGTACAACGAGGCGAATCATGTAGCGCATCAAGGCGATGGGCTTCACGGTCGGGTGATGGTTTGCGCGTTGAGATGGTATGCTTGGCGTTTGTTGTGGTAGCGGGCCTTGTGCTTTTTCGCTGTAGATTAGTACCTTTTTCGCCTCCACCCCATCGAGCCCCGCTTCGCGCTCCGACCGCGACGCCTTCGCCGTGTAGAAAAATCGAGACGCGCCGCCGACCCCACTCTGCGCTTCCAGCGCCGCCGCTGCCTCCTCGTCGAGGATGACGTTGGCTGGCCAGCGGCCGACACGTTGTGGCGTTGTTATGTTGTGACGATTAAATGCGAAAATATTTCGTTGACCTGCTTTTTGCTCAGACAGCACCTCATCGCCCACCCTGCATCCGTCGATGTTGAGCCCACCGGTGCCCCATTGCGCCACGTTGTCCGCCACCGTGCCCCGCAGTGGCTTGCGCGCCAATATCGCCGGCTCGTACGCAGGTTTAAGCGCAGTGCCCCAGCCGTGCCACTCCTTGGCGAGGTCGGTGTTGGGTGCGGTCAATTGTACTGTTGTCGCAGTGCCTCGTACCTTTGTTATGTACGAATTGGTACTATCTTTGCCAATGTTGGAAGCGCCGCCATACGACAGTTCGACCTCGTACTCGCCGAACATGTCCGTCCGCTTTTGGGTCACCACCTGCCGCTCCGCTCCAGCCTGTTTATCCATCGCCTTCGACACATCCAGCGACTTCGGAAACCCGCTGCCGTACAACCACATCAGACAGTCACGCACCTTGAAGCCTGCATCCTCGATAGCCACCGCCAATCGATGATACGTCCGAGTACCACCAAAGGCGATGAGGTGACCGCCCGGTTTCAGCACGCGCAACGCCTCGACCCAAAAGTCGACACCGGGCACGCCATAGTCCCAGCCCTTGCCCATGAACGACAGCCCGTACGGAGGGTCGCACACGATGGCGTCGACGGACTCCGCCGGGAGCGTCGCCATCACGTCGCGACAGTCGCCGGTATGCAGTGTGTAGGTCATTGCGTCACCCTCGGCAACGTTACGCCGGTTTGCCCTTGGTACTTGCCGCGCTTGTCTGCGTACGTGATCGCGGGCCGTTCACCACGAAAAAACATGACCTGGGCGATGCCCTCATTCGCGTACACCTTGATGGCGTGCCGTGACGCGTTGTGGAGTTCGATGGTGAGCTGGCCAGTCCACCCCGGCTCCATCGGTGTGCAGTTGACGATCAGCCCGCACCGTGCATACGTTGACTTGCCAACGACGATGCCGACGACGTCCTCGGGGATGGCGAACGTCTCGACCGATCGGCACAGGATGAACTCGCCCGGGTCAATCACGAATACGTCCGAATAATCAGTATCAGCTGTGATGTCATTGTTTTTTGGATCGCACTCCCAACCTGGGGGAGGTCCGAACCACACCCACTCGTCGGCGACCCGCATGTCGTACCCGAACGACGTCACCCCGTACGAGATGACGCCGGGCCGTGCAACCCCTTCGGCGAACGGTGCGATCATCCCCTCGAGCGCCAGTCGCGTTATCTCGCAGTCATTCAGTATCATTCAATGCCTCCGATAAAAAATTTTTGTATTCGTTCGCCAATCCAGCGAACAACGGGAACCGGCCAAGAATTGCCAAGCGCTTTATAGCGTGGCGCATCGGATGCCAACGAGCCACGATGCGGAACCAATGTATAGTCGTCGGGGAATCCTTGCAGTCGTTCGCATTCGCGTGGGGTGAGTCGACGCACATTTATAAGTGGTACGTTATTCCCACCTGTGCCCATATACGACGTGAGCGTTGGCACGGTGTCTTGATTGCTGGCAATGCGTACGCCCTCATATCGAAGCGCCTGCCATAAGATGTTTTGATCAAAAGCTACAGCGTGCCGGTCAGCAGTAGTTAACGTGTAACTTATATTCTCAATTGATATACCTGCGCCCTGCGCACCGCCGCGGTTGCAATCAATAATATTGCCTTGGATAGATATAGCGAGAGGTGAATTTATTTCGCCACTCCCACTCATAAGCGATTGCTTAGCATTGGCGCGAAGTGTTGGAGAAATGTTTTGAACGCCAACAACTACGTTGTCACCTTGATTTGCGATTGCGATATTTGCATTAACGCCGACCGTAGTGGCTCGGGTATCACTTTTCCCCGTTTCTCGGCTCGGTTTAACAGTCCTTTGCACGCCGTCGAACTCAACGAGTACTTTTCCGATATCAATGTCGTCTCGAGCACTTGCGACAACAAACACACGTTTGCGTCGTTGGGCCAGTCCGAAGTATTGAGCGTCAAGAACTCGCCACGCAATGCTTCGTCGTGGTCCAACGACAATACCAGCGTTTGCCCATTTTCCCCCTGATGCGATGAGTGGCGTTGATTCGCCTGCAAGCTCTGCGAGAAAACAACCGAAGGCATTGTCTTTCGTGTTAAGTACCCCGGGAACGTTTTCCCATACGATGATTGCGGGTTGTTCTCCGCGTCCGTCTCGAATATCATCAATTGCATCCGCTACCTCACAGAATACCAACGTTAGATTCCCGCGGTCATCGCTTAGGCTTTGCCGATTGCCGGCGACGCTGAACGCTTGGCATGGAGTACCCCCGCAGAGCACATCAGGTGCTTCGATGGAACCGCTTCGAATCAATCCGGGAAGCGTCGTCATATCGCCAAGATTCGTAACGTCTGGGTAGTGATGTGTCAGTGCTGAGCATGGGTATGGTTCTATTTCACTGAACCACGCTGCATGCCATCCGAGCGGATTCCACGCAACCGACGCGGCTTCTATTCCACTACATACGGAACCGAATGTAATTTTCTCGCGGTCATTCAGTATCGACATCACTCCCCCACTTTCCCCGTAAAAACACCACGCCGATCACTGCATACACCGCCAGGTCGAGGAGCGTGTCCGTGATCGACTCGTCGCCAGGGTCAGCGCTGGCCGACCGGGTCAGGGTTAGGAGCCGGTGCACCTTGTCCGACATCCGGACCGCGATACCGTACAGGCCAGTCGACCCGATCGCCCCGTTCCCGTACGCTGCATTCTTTTGGAGGTAGAGCGCCCGCATCTGCAGGAGGACCCGCGAGAATTCCAGTTGCTGGTCGTCGACGTGCGTCGCGGTCTTGTGTGCGTCGACTATCGCGTGCGCTCGGGCCTGGTCGTTCATCGCCACACCGCCCTCCCCTCGTCATTGATCGCCAGCCACTGACCCCAGCAGGCCTGGCTCGATCGCCAGTGCCGCCACCCTCGCCCGTCGTTCCACAGTCGCCGGAACGCGTCGACCTGATTCTCGTACGTGTCCGTGTCGGCGTGCGTTCGACCGGTCAGCCACTCATAGGTCGCGTCGTTGAACTGGAACAGGCCCCCGTCGGATGTGTGCGACCGTGCGTGCGTTGTGTATGTCCCGTAGTTGTGCCCGTCGCCCGATTCGCATGACACGATCGCCACGGCCTCGGGGGTCAGCTCGAGCGGGACCACGTCGCACATGCCGCCGCTGCAGGTCAGATACCAGAATAGGATTATGGTTTCCATCGGCGCGCCCCCACCGTCGACGCGATACCCAGGGCCACCGCGATCACCGCCAGCACGAAGCCGACTAGACATCCCGCTATGAACTCAATCATCACCTAACTCCTCCGCTATTGCCGCCAGCTCGTCGCGTATCGTCTCGAGGACTCGGGCCCGGGTCGGGTTGCGCATGCTGCCACGCGTGACGACCTCGTCCTCCTCGTCGTCGCCCTTCTCGCGTACGAACATCCACCGCCCACTATCGCCGACGTCCACGCGGTACCAATGCCTGCCAATCAATCGCCGTAAGATCGTACGCATCCCGTAGAACCTCCATCACGTGCCGAACATCGTCGACACTGCGCAGGACGAGCGCGGGGTACTCGATCCACATATCAAAAAACGCGCGTTGTTTGGGGCTGAGCACGCCGACCGGGCTTTTGACCTCGACCAAAAAAATTATACCCCGATACCCCACCAACAGATCGGGCACGCCGCCGCCAGCCTCCGCCAGGTCGGCGACGATGCACCCGTGCCACTGCAGGGCCTCCGATATCGTCTCGTGGTTGCTGTCCCGCTGCTGGCGGAACCGTGGCGTATAGTTTTTCACGGCTCGACCCCCTCGCCCCGGAACGCCGCGATCATCAGCACGGTCTGCAGGTCGTGCGTGCGGTCATTCCAGGTAGACCACATCGCGGCCACCCTGGCCAGGTCGTCGCCACGGTTGATCGTCACGCCGACCCGTTTTTTGAATCGCAGTATCATCGACGCCCGGTATCGGTTTTCCCCAGGCCCGTACGCTTCAGACGCCGCCGCCATCAGTGCCACAAATCGCGCCTGGGTGTCGGCATCGGACCCGGCGAGCAGGGCCCGCCATCCCGCCTCGAGCCCCAATACCTCGCGGTCCATCCGGGCCAGCGTATCGGCCAGGTCAGCCCGACACGATCCGCACACCCACACCCCGACCCGCACCTCGACCCGACACGCGAGGCACGTTTTTTTATTCGGGTGGCGCTCGGGGTCGGTTTTATCATCGAATAGGTCATCGGTCATACAATCCCCCATTTCCGGATGATGCAATAAGTCACTAAATACCCCTCTATTTCCTAAAGTATCTATACGCGAGATAATTAATAGAAAAGTTACTTAAAACGACCCCCACTTAATGACTTAATGCACATATCTACACCTCCGCTCGACGCATCTGGCCCCGTGTGAACCGCTTCTCGTCGGCATCCTGATGCGCATCGTCGACTATTCCCAGTCCCCGCACATTCAATCGATCGTGCGTGATGATTTTGCGCATAACCAACTGCTGTACGAGCCAGCGCTGCGATTTGTATGACGCGGACCGTTCGCCCTCGTCCTCGGCCCATTCCTTCCAGGCTGCGTATAATCGGTCTTTGCGTACGGTCATCGATGGCCCGACGGTGCAAACAGTCTGGACGAATCGGGCGACCAGGTCCTCCTCGCCGCGGTATTCGCGGGTGGCTGCATCGACGGCCACACAGGTGCCGATCCCGTTTTTGTACCACAGGAACGCCCCCAGCACTGCCCACTGGAGGATTTCCGACGCATCCTCGAGGAATTGCGCATCGAACTCCCGGGAGTCGCGCCGCTGATCGGCTGGGATGTTTGCAGTAAACGGAACAATCCGAATACGACGCCAGATGCCGACGTCAGTGCTGACAATACGGGGTTTGTGATTGCCGGTTATCCAAAGGGTGTGCGACGGTCGGAATGTGAACGGGGAACCATACAGGACGCGCGCGGTGATGGCGTCGCCGCCAGTGATGGACTTAATCAGGGACTCGTCGAACCGTTTACCGTCTGGCATCTCTTGCGCCATGGCGAGACGTTTGCCCACGAGCCCGGCGATGGTCGGCGTCGCCCCGTCGCCGT